TTAGGGCTTATCTAGTACAGCCCCAATTTTATTCCATGTGTTCGCTCGACCGACGGTCAATGTGCCGTCGGCAATGGTTTGGTCGCCGCTATTGCCCAACTTTTCATCGGCCAGTTTTTTGCCCATCGCGGCCGACAAGGCATCATCCGCCGCCGTGCCGGTCAGCGTATTGGCCACTCTGACTATGCCGCGTGCGGTAGATGAGGCTCGGGGCAATTTGTGGCTGTGGGTATTGCTGACGGCCACGCTCTCGCTGGTTTCTGTCAGGTCGGCAGGCTGCCCCAGGGAGATGGTGCGGTTGGCCGCCAGCGTGCCGCCGCCCGTCAGGCCTGCCCCTGCGGTGATTTGGCCGGTTTTTAAGGCGTAAGCCTGCGCCGCCTCGGTTTTATTTGCGCCAATCTGGGCAACGGCTTTGGCCAGTTCGGTTTTCAGCCACAGGGTACGGTTGGCCAGTTCGCGCGGTGCGCGGTTGTCGATGCCGTTGGGGCCGCCCATCACGGGGTCGGAGGTTTCCAGCTGGTAGATGCCCGCTTCCCAGCGGTTGGTTTCGGTTAAATTTGCCATCTGTCAGTTCCTTTATGCGGTTCCTCTGTTGAATTTGCCGTCGCGCAAGGCGCGGCCGTTGTGCCTTAAGGCGGCATGTTGGTAATCGAGTGCGGCCAAAACGCAGCGTGCCGGTACAAATGCACTCAGGGTGTGCCGCAGCAGATCGGCCTGGTCATTGGTGATGGCATGAGGCATCGTGATGCGGTAGTGCGCCCAGCGGTCGCTGTGGCCGTAGGCATGTCGGCCGTTGCGTACGATTTCGCCGTTATGCCGTTTGTTGCCATAGCCTTCGGTAATTTCGACTTCGCCGAATCCCAACCGCCGTACAATCTCGCGTATTGCCCAGGGCGTGCCTTTGTAGCGGTGCAGCAGGTACGCGCCTTTAATCAGTTTTCGGCGCGTTTGGTCGCTCTCGGCCAGCCAGTAGCCGTCGGCACCCAAAATGCTGCGGCTCTCGGCCAACAGTTCCAAGTGCTCGGGGGCGACCAGTTCCGTCAAACGCGGCATCAGTTTTACCGCGTCAATGTCGCTCATCCTCAAGCCCAAATCGGCCAGCATCCGATAACGCTGGTCGCGTTCGATGATTTCGGCGTAAGTCAGTTCGGCCATGTACTACCCTTCCGCCGTCTCGGACGACGTGCCGATATTGATGGAGGTACAACGCGACCATTGCTCCGGCTTGATGACAGTCAACGTCGGTTTTTTCAGGATGACGTTGTAAACACCGTCAACTTTGAGGATGGACTGGATATCCAAAGGTACGATGTCCAACCCCAGTTTTTCGCGGCGGGCGGCCTCGTATGCCGCCCATGCCTGTTTTGCGGCAGCGACCACTTCGGCCGTGTTTGCCCCGGTAAATAAAACCAGCTCGACATCCAGCGTGTAATCCACTACGGACGGGGCCGCAACGGTTACCGTGTCGCACAGCGGACGGACGCGCTCCCCGGACAAGGCTCTTTGCACCTCGTTAATCAACTCCAATGACGGCAGGCCGGTCTTGGTCAATACCGTTACCCGAACCTGTCCGCCTATCGGCGCGCCGTCGGAACTTTGCAGATTGCCCACATGGACGTCGCAAATAGCAGGGCTGACCCGGCGGGCAAAATATTCGTAGGCCCCGACAGGGCCTGCAACGCTGAAGCTCTCAGGTGCGAGCAGGATGCGCCGGCGGTAGGCATCGTCAGACTCTTCCGCCGCACCGCCCGCCGACACCGTGATGTTGGCAGCCGATACGCCGTCAATCGGATTGACGGGCGCGTTGATTTGTCCGGCAGAAAAACCATTGCCGGATACGCCCGTCTGCAGGCAGGCCGCTTCCAAATCCAAAGTGCGGCTGGCTGGGGAGAGCGTGCCAGACGAGGTGGTCTGAAACACGGTTGCCCCGGCTGCAATCTGAGTGCCTTGTGCAATCAAAACGGTCCCGCCTTGTCCGGCAGCCAACGTAAAACGGATGGTGCAACGGGCGGCGGAGGCTTCAAGCCGCGGGGTGTTGACGTCGTCGCCGCACAAATCCAGCATCAGCCCTGTGGCAAAGCGCGGGTGCTGCTGGCGGTAGGCTTCATTGACCGCTTTGCGCGCCAATGTCTCGCGGTAGGCATAGGTATTGATCAGCAGCCGTTCGATATGGGCAGGCTGAAGGGTTTTGCCGCTGCGGGCTTCATAATCGGCGATGGTTTGCGCCAAGATTTCGGACAGATCGTCCGAAACCACTTTGACGTCCTCGCGTTTTAGCTTGTTCAAATCCATGCCGCCTGCTCCAATCTGATGTCTGTCGTATAAATCTCGCCCGCCACCTCATCGGCGACGCACCAATAAACCGTCATCGTCAGATGCGGTGCAGCCCCGCCGAAAACGACGTTTTCAACCGCTACCCGCTTTTCCCACGTCTGTATGGCCAGCACGGTTTCGCGCACGATATTGGGGACAAATACGTCTTCTGGCGTGTCCAGCCATTTGTAATGGTCGGAGCCGAAATCAGGACGGGTAACGTCCGCGCCTTTGCGGGTGGACAGGATATTGCGGATACATTGGTCGATATCGTCCGCGCCCTGAACCACGCCCGAGCCTTCGGGTGCGAGCTGCCAGTGTTTTGAAATAGGCGCGGCGTAAAACATTAAAAAATCCCTGTATCGCTTATAGATACAGGGATTGTAGAGAAGGTCGTCTGAAACGCCTTTTAATGCGGTTTAATGATTTTTCGGCTCGCCGGTTTGCCCGCCGGAATCGCCGTCATGGATGTGCTTGCCGATATTGATGCCGTTGACGATGAGGTCGCCGGTGATGTTGACTGTACCTTTTATATTTGCCGCTGCACCGCCGCCGGCATTGCTGGCCGTCAAACCTGCGGTATAGGTCAACAGCCCGTTTACCGTCGCATTACCCGTGATTTCCGTCTCCGGCGATTGGATGTCCACTTTTTTCGCCGCTTTGATTTTGACTTTGCCCGGCGTCTCAACGACCACCTCGCCGCTACTGCGATCATGCGAGATGACCGTGCCGTTGGTAAACCGTTTGACCCATTTGTTTTGGTCGGATACCGGCGGCTTGTCGGCGGCATTGTAAATCGCGCCGATAACGCAGCCGGTCTCACCCCGCGCATCCAGCAGGCAGACAACCAGTTCGCCCACATCGGGGAGGCTGTAAAAACGGTTGCCGCCCGCCGCCGGTGTCGCCATCGGCAGCCAATCGGTTTCCATGTCGTCGAGTACGGGGATTTTTACCCGCAAACTGTGCGACGCCGCATCAATCGCCGACACAATGCCGAATTGCAACGTTGCCGTAAAATCATGGGTTTGGGTTTGGGTTTGAGTTTGCATTTGCATCGGCCTGCTCCTCGTCTGCGACATACTCCGTCATTTTGATTTCCAATTCGGTCGTCCAGCCCCGGTGGCGCGTGAAAGCGTGTCTTGATTGCTTGACCAGGTATTTGCCCGAAAACTTGCCGAATCCTTTAAGCCGTACCATTTGACCTGCCACCAACAATGCATTGCCGACCAGTGTAACGGTGCCTGCACATTGGTCGTCCTGCGCATCCGCCAATTTGGCATCTGCCCTGGCGTTTAATTGGGCGGTACTCTCACCCTTATTCGGCACGATACGCAGTGTATCGCCCGTGCTGCCGTGTTTGGCTTTGCCGCGTCTTGATTTGCTGCTGCGGCTCGCCGACACGGTCTGTTTGGATTTCGGGTCATAGCCTTTGACATCTACTTTGGACGGCACACCCTTAATCAAATCGCGCAGGCGGACACGGATGATGTCCTTGGGCAGCAATATGGCAACGGCAGGACGCTGTTTTAGTTCGGCGTTATCGGCAAAGACCAGCTTATTGCTGACGATTTTAAAGCTGTGGCCGTACTCCTGCGCCAAACGTGCCAAAAACTCAATATCACGTTCCTGATACTGCGTCACCCGTTTGATGGGGATGTTTTTGACCGTACCCGTTACCTCCAGCTTCAGACGGCCTGCCACCTGACGGACAATGGCGGCCAGAGTCGTGTTTTCATACGCCTTACCGCGTAAAGTGCGGCTGGACTTGGTAATCCCGGTCGATAAGGCCTTCAGGCTGACAGTCGACGGCGGATGGTTGTACTCAATCTCGGCAATCTCAAATTTGCCAAAAGACAACAACCCGGTAAATTGGTCTCCCAGGCTCAAAGATAAAGCATCGCCCTGCTCGGGGTACCAATTACGCAGCCAGCGTCCGTCTGCATCCTCAAACTCAACCTGCAATTCGTCCGACTGCCCCTCAAGGTAATCGGTATAACTAAACGAAATCAGATACGGCGCGACATCTGCCGTTATATCCTTGTCTTCGTAAGACAGGACAAAATCGGACATGGTAACCGGATGAGTGCTGCCGCCGCCGTCAAGGCCTTTTGATTTTAAAAACGCACCTAACGCATCCACCACGGCAGCTCCTCTTGGTTGTTCTTCGGTTTGGTTTCGAGCACGGGGACAAAGACCGTCAGACCGCCGGCGAACTCCTCCGCCAACGGCAAGTGAGGATTGGCCGCAATCAGGCCGTCAATCAACAGCGCATTGCCGTAATGCTTGTGCGCAATCAAATCCCAGCGGTCGCCGTCTTGAGTGGTGTAGCGTATTACCGCACTCATCATTTATCCTTTCTTGCCGCCAGCCAGCCGGTCAAAGCCTGGGCGGCGGCAGAGCCGTTTGCCATCGCATCAGATGCCTCGGCAACACCGTTTCCGACCGCATCCAGCCAGCCACCGACGGAGCCGCTCTCATACCCGGCACGCAATGCACCGACGGCACCGCCCAGCCTGTTGGCCGCTTGCCCTGCCTGTAATGCAAACTCAGCCGCGTCTTTAAGGTCGCCGAAAATCGCCGTTACTTCGGGCAAGGCATTGAGCCGTCCTAAAGTGCTGCCGCCGATATTGAGTGCGTCCCCCAACAGGTTTAATGCCCCTGACGGGTCGTTTTTCAGATTTTTGGCAGCCTGTATCAGATTCTGCATATCGCTGATGCCTGCTTCGGCTGCTCGGTAAATTTTCACACCTTTTTCCACCGCCGAAATCAATTTGCCCGCTTTTGCCTGCACGCTCTCCGGCAATAAGGACAGGAGCGGATTTTGCCCGCCCGACTTGACTGCCGGGGTCGGGAGCGGGTTATTCGGGTCGCCGACAAACTGGGTCAGCTCCACATCCAATTCCCGCGCCGCCGTCCGACCTTGCGCGTCCTGAATCAACGTGCGCTCCGTCAGCCGCTCAAGCACAAACCATCCGACAAAACGGCCGCTACCGTAAACCAAAGACACCGCCTGCTGCGCTTCCAAAGCCGACAGCAGACCCTTATAAGCCGTATCGGGATTGCCCAGCCGCCAATGCAACTTGAGAGAAAAACGCAGCGTCGTCAGTTCGTTTTGCAAGGCCTGCAAGCGAGGACGGCCTTTTAAGACCTCATGCTTGGCAAAGTTCGCCGAATGTTCCGCCTCAAGCGATGTGAAGCTGTTTAAAAGCTCAAATCGCACATCACCCAACATCGCATACATCAATAAGCCCTCCGTGCTTTGTCGTCCATCATACGGCGGAACATTGCCTCAAATTCACGCAAACCGATTTGCAGTGCAGCCTCAATCTGCTGAGGATTACCGCCCGGCGCATTGATGGTCGGGTTGTAATTGATGGTCATCCCACCCGTTGACTGGGAGCTGCGTGCGTCCGCAAATGCAGCGCGGCCAGATGATACCCGCGCCGCCATTTGTCCCATATGCTCTGCAAAACCGCTTTTCAGACGACCAGCCGTATTGGCCACCGAAGCGATTGGGCGTGACGCGCCTTTGTCTAAACCTATTTGCAGCCCTTCCATCATCCATCCACCGAAACGGCGGAAAACGCGGCTGGGAGAATGAATGCCCATCACACCGGCAAAAGTTTGCTTGAGAGATGCTGCCTGCTGTGCAAACCAAGTTTTGACCGATTCAATTTTTGATTTGAGACCGTTCCACAGCCCCTGGATGATATTGGCACCAAACTGGGTAAAGCTGGACGGCAACTGTACGCCGAACCAAGACATAACAGAGGCAAACGACTGATAAAACAACCCTAATGGAGACCAGTTGATAATCTGAGCTGAGATATTGCCTATACCGCTATTGAAAAATGCTTTGATGCTTTCCCAACATGTACCGAAAAAAGAGGCTATGGAATTAACTACACCGCCGATGAAATTACTTAAATCCTGCCACAATGCTTTTGCACCACCGACTACACCATCCCAGTTTTTATAAAGCAGATAAGCGGCAACACCAAGAAGTGCTAAAGCAATGCCAATAGGCGACATTAATAAAAATCTACCCAGACTCATCAGACCACTACCCAACAGTGTTGCCGCCGTTTTTACTACACCGAAAATACGGGCCAGCGCACCAATGCCTGATTTAAACCTGATAACAGTGGCAAGCCAGTCAACGCCAAGCAAGGCTTTTGCAAGCCTGAACGACACCATCAACCCGGACAACTCATTCCCGACAAAACGGAACATTAGCCCACCGACCTTCAACGCCGCAAACCCTGCCGCAAGATGCACGAGTGCGGATACAACTTCGGGATTTTTTGATGCCCAATCTGCAAAACTGTTTATAATCGGGCGGATGGTCGTCATCAGCTGATTGAGCGCGGGCAACAATACACTGCCCGCTGTGATACCGATTTCCGTCAAACTATTTTTAAAGATTTGCCAGTTGTTTGCTGTCGTGGCAGACCTGGCGGCAAACTCTTTATCCATACTGCCGATAAACGCAGGTTTACCGTCTTTTGAGGTTTTTTTGAGTTCATTGATTGATTTCTTATAGGTCTCCAACCCGCTAACCAATACCGCGACATCATCGGCATATTCCAACCCGAACAAATCAACCAGTGCGCCCATTTGGTTTTCTTTAGGCAGTTTTCCGACCTGTTTCAAAAAATCCATCAACGCCTGCTCGCCGTTTTCCTTGATGGCTTTCTTCAAATCTTTTGATTCCATCCCCATATTTTTCAGGGCTTGTTGGAATTTCGCGCCTTGCTTATCCGCAGTCATCAATTTGGTCAACATACCGTTAATTGCCGTACCGGCAATTTCAGGCGTTTTGCCGAGGCTGATAAACGCATTGGATAAAGAGGTCGTCTGAATTTCGGTCAATCCAAATTGTTTGGCAACGCCACCCACTCGTCCGAGCGTATTGATAATATCGCCCGCCTTGGCAGGGCTTGAGTTGGACAAATGATTGACTGCATCGCCCAGTTTGCCGATTTGGTCGATTGGTATCTGATAGACATTGGCAAGTTTTGCCATGCTGTCGCCTGCCTGATCGGCAGCCATGTCGAACGCTACCGACATCTTGGCGATGGTCTCTGTGAATTTAAGCAAGTCTTTGCGTGCCACGCCCAGCTGACCGCCTGATGCAGTGATTTTTGCCAGCTCTGCACCTGCCAGAGGGATAGTGCGTGTCAGGCGCAAGATGTCCTGTTCCATTTCCTTAAACTGCTTGGGCGTATCAAAATCAACGACCTTTTTGACATCTGCCATTGCCGATTCAAATTCGACGGCCAGTTTCACCGGGAATGCCACCCCTGCTACAGCTCCGGCTGCTCCCCAAAATTCGTCTTTGATCGCACGGCGGCGGTCGTAATGAGCCTGTTTCTGCTGCTGCAAATCAGCAACGAGGCTGCGTTTGCGGTTAATTTTGGCGATAGTCTGACCAAGCTGATCATATTCTCGTCTAAGTTCGCCAACACGTTTGCGGCTCATCCGTAGAGGATTTTGCAACGTTTCGCCAAGCAGGCTTTGCCGTGCCGCCAGACCTTTGACTGTTTTATCCAAAACGTCCAAAGACGACTTGACTGATTTGATACCGGCAACTGCACCGCCGACCGATGCGCCGATGGTAATGCCTAAAGAAAAACCGCTTGCCATATGACTGCCTGCAATTTAGAATTTGTTCAATAAAAGAAAGGGATGGCCATGTATATCAACAGCAAATATGAAACTGTGTTTGACCGCGTCAGCGACCTGGCGGCAAAAGGTCTGTTTGCCGTTTATATGCTGGGCATTGCTTGGGCTGTTATAACTAATACGCCTGCCGACCTTGCCGTCATGTTGCCCGTTCTGCTGCTGGCATGTTTTTTAGGGGCAATAGCTTGGTTGCTTGTCGGATTCATTCCTACATTTATTGTCGGAGTGCTGGTTGGCGGTTTATCGGCTGCAACAATATTTATTAAAGACAAAATCAAAAGCCGCACCGCGAACGGCACGGCTCTGAAATTCTAAATCCCGCCTCTTCGATAACCCGCCTTCATTTGGCGGGTTGCTTCTTTCTGCCAGTCTTCAAATTCATCCAGTGGCAGCGTATAAACCTCATACACGCTCCAACCGAACCACCATGCCAAATCAGCAGCGGCAGACAGCAACTGCCGCTGCGCTTCAGACTTTGAAAGAGGTGGACTATTTGTTTTGGTCGGATTCCGTGAATCGGCGAAACGTTTCCTGCAACTGTTTCCAGTCCACCAAATCCAAGCAATCCAAGTCTTCGGGAATCATGCCTGTCATGCGGGCAAACAGGGCCAGCTCCTGCTCTGCCTCATTCGTCAGATGCGAGACGGCGCGCAAATCACCCACACACAGACGGCGGACGGTTACCTGATCCAACATCTGACCCGTCGCCAGTCTGACCGGATATTTCAGTTTCACAACGGTATTTACACCCAAATCTTCTTGCAACTGCTTGGCTTCATTCATTTTCCATCTCCAAAACGTTTATAAAAATAAAAAATCACCGTATCGGTAAAGATACGGTGATTGTGTCAAAGGTCGTCTGAAACGGCTTTTAATCCGATTTAAAGATTAAGCACCAATGTTTTTACGCATTTGGCTCAAAACGTCCTGACCGTCTACGCGGTAGATGTTTTTGAACGCGTTGTAGTACAGCACTTCACGACCGCCGACGACTTGGCGGACTTCTGTTGCCTGGTAGGTTGAGCTGAATTCCGCCTTTTCCTTCGGCTTATAACCGCCCAAGGCGTTTTTTGAAAACATTGCTGTTACCGTGGTAACAATAGGAACTTCTTCCGCCAAACCTGCTGCATTAAAGGTTTGCAGGTTACCGCGTACCATCAGTTGCACGGCCTTGAATGGGTTGGATGCCTTTTTCGCCACCTCGGGATAAAAGCTGTTCCAAGTGACTTCACCTTCAAGGGCTTCCACACCGTTGGGCAGTTTGATGGTGCCGACCAATCCTAAGCCGGTGTATTCGTCCTGCCCGAACTCAAACTCAGGCAGTTTGAATTCCGAAGCGTTACCCAACAGGCTGTTACCGTCGATATAGACGTTGGCATTGTAGATTGCATTGATTGCAGACATATTTTTTCCTTTTCAGACGGCCTTAGTTAGCCGATACCAAATTGGCCAGATACTTGCGGGTCATCACGCTGGTATTGGTCAGACGCTCAGCCGGCAGCTTCGGCGTGTAGTCGTAAACAATCGGCACTTGACCTTTGCTGAACGCATCGGGCAGGTCGTAGTCATAGTCCAAACCGACCGAGAAACCTACGATGGAAGGCAGCGTGCCCAAATAGGTGCGTACCGTCTCAATCAAACTGTCGATTAACGCATCATCAATCGGACGGTCGACATATTGCAGCTCTGCGCGGCGGATGGATTCGTCGATGATGTCGCCGGTGCGTTGTGCCACTTCGAAATTTTTGATATGCGAAGTCGTTGGGAAGCAGGCGAGGCGGTTGCCCCACATACGATAGCCCGTACCATAGCTGTTGAATACAGTCGTAATGCCTTTTTCATTCAGACGGTTGGTTTCGGACTGCGGGTCGTCCGCACGGGCGGTCAGACCGATTTCCACCCCCGTTACACCCAAGAGCGGTCGGTTGGAGATGCTGAACCAGTAGCCCTGTTCTACATCGGTTTTCATGCGCAGGCCGGCGGCGTGGGTGGCGAGGCTTTCCAGACCCAATAAACCGGCCACATAAGGGAAGAAGAGCTGTACACGGTCGGACGAGGTTTGGAAATTGATGCTGCCCAACGGCCCGCGTCCTTCCAAAGCCTTGCTCAATGTCGTGCCTTTCGGCGCGGCCGCATAGGCAATGGCTTTGAGCTTTCCGGCAACGACTTCCATCGCCCCTCGGACGGTGGCGGTTTTGTCGTATTCCGGCACGACGATGATTTTCGCGTCTGCGCCTCGGCGGGTGAAGCCTTCGGTCAATAGTTCCAGCCCCGTGCGTTTGCCGGTTGCCGCCACATACGCGCCGATGATGTCGGCTTCGGTCACTTTCGTCGGGTCGGTATAGGTGTAGCTGATTTTTGGGGCGGTTGGCTTGGTTTTGTAGGTAATCTCACCGGTCAGCGTATTGATGGTGTAGTGCGTATTTTCGGTCAGCGCATTACTGCCGTCCGTCAGCGTGTAGCCGCTTTGCAAAGCGGGCTTGGCGGTTTTGGCCGTCAAGGTGTCAGGATCAACCGTCAATACTTCATTGCTGACGGTTGTCTTATGTTTGGCGGGGTCGCAAACATTGACGACATAGGCAACACCGCTGCCGTAGCGCGTCCAAATGTGTGCGGCATCCGGCAGGGTAAAGCCTTGAGCGGTCAGCTCGCCGCCGAATTGGCCAAAGTCTTTTTTAGTTTGACATACCGTCAGCTCATTGACCGCGCAGACCGGCGCAGTGCCGACGATGGCGGTAATTGCGCCGTCAACGGTATAGACGGGGTTGGAACCGCCGTCGATGCGGATGGTCTCCGTGCCGTGATGGTAGGCTGCTGCCATGATGGATACTCCTATTTTTTAGGTTTTAAATCGGGGTTGAGGTCTTGGTCGGGTCGGCGGTAGTGGGCAGCAGTGAAGAGCGGGCGTTTTTCTTCACGGCAGACTTCGACCTGTTGAGTCTCAGCCTGCAAGACCAGCTGATACTGCCATGCACCCGCATCCTCGGCCAAAAACTCCTCGCTGATAAGGTGGCAGGGCTGGCAGTTCGGCGGCGCAAAACCAACCATAGCAAGACGTGTCTCATCTAAAATCGCCAGCGTGCCGTCATCCGCATTAAGGCTGCTGCCAAAGATGGTCAGCATCAGCCTGACATCACGTTGCTGCGCAATACGGCCGAGTTGCTCAATATCGCCAAATTTACTGCCGCCGTAGCCGACCAAGATTGCCCCGACTGGATGGATAAATTGGTATTCGGACGGACGCTCTGGGAAAGCCTCAACGCTGACCCACGGGATAGCGGCCTGTAAATGCTCTACTACCGCATCAATAATCGGACGCGTCGCGCTCATCAGTAGCCTCCCAAATCCATTTTGTCGCGCACTCGGACGTGATATGCGCCCGGCTCGGGTTGCGACTGCTTGTCCAATGTGGCGATGCCGATGTGGATTTTGCCGTCGCGGATGGCTTCCAGCGTCTTAATGGTCGCGTTGTAGGCGGTTTCCAGCGGTTTCGGAAAGTCGGCGCGGTTGATTCGGCGGCTGTGTAAAAAATGGCGGGCGATGTTGATGCATAAAGGCTGTAACACCGTCGGCGTGTCCGCCAAAGGCAGCACATATCTGCCCCGCAGGTATCCGTCCACCAAATCACAGGCATAACGCACTGCCGACTCAATGACCTGAGCGTCGGGTTCCGTCCCGCGCGCATTGTCGTTGGTCAGTTGCACCAACTCCGTTTTGCCCATCGCGGCCGTCAAATCATCCGCACCGATATACATGGATTACTCCCCTTTTTGGCCGCGTTTCGACTTATTGTCTTCCTCGCCGGCCGGCGGCGTTTCTGTCGGCGGGTCTTCGGGCGGTGTTGCTGCAGGCGTCGGGGTCTCGACCTGTTGCGCATCCAACTCTTCGCCGGTTGTCAGTGTCGGGGTAACGTGTGCCGCAACCGATTCGTACTGCTCCGCCGTCAATTCGACCGCTTCGCCGGCTTCGACGCGAAATTGGATGCCTTGTTCGTTTTCTAAAATCAACGGGGTGTTTGCGATATAAACTTTAGCCATGATCAGCCTTTCAGAAATACTTGGATAATTTCGCCCGCTGCACCTGCCGCAGAGCGCGCCGTACCGGCAATCTTGGCATTACCTGCCGCCTTGACTGCTGCGCCTTGAGCATCGGCTGCCACTTCATCGCCCACGGCAATCGCGCCGCCTGCCTCGACCAAGGCGATACCCAATACATCAACGGCCAACATTTCGCCCGCATCCGCATCCAAAGTAGCAGTACCCAGCACTTTCACGCCGGCGGCTGCCTGTTTGCCTGCAAAATCCACAAAGCGGTTTTTGACCACCTTGCCTGATGTTTTGACCGTGGTTACCAAGACCACTTGTTTAGTTTGTGCCATTTAAGACTCCTTTCCCTGCGCGTCATGCGCATTTTCTTTGACGCGGTACGCTTCGAGGTCTAACAAATTTTTGAGGGCATCCTCATAGGCAAATTCGCGGCCTTTTGCCTCATCAAAGATGTCGGGAGTAATACAGGCAGACTTGCCGATGACCACAAACCCGGAATGCAAAATCACAGTACATACGGTAGCAGTCGTACCTTCAACACGGTGGTATCGAGTGTCGGCAATACGCGCAACCAAATCTTCACGCTTTAAAAATAAAGACATTTTTTCTCTCCACAGGTCGTCTGAAGCCTTTCAGACGACCTTTTACTTATCAAGTAACCGCGTTTTCAAACAAGAAACCACATGCACCGCCGACCACCGCCGCTTTGCGGATGTCGGTATAGCGCGCGTATTCCACCTTGCCGCCGACTTCTTCATAGCGGTCGACTACCGGCATACCGCGACGGCGGAAGGTATAACCGAAGCTCGGCTCACCCTCGTCATTGCCGCCGGAAGCCGCAGTCGGGCGCACAATCAGGCTGGCGAATTTGCCCCAAATATCTTGGGTGGCCTTATTGGCGGCAGGCGTAGATGCCGCTTCTCCGACGATGATGTCGTCCAACTCCAGCAGGTTTTTCAGCTGCTCGACCGTGAGCAGGGACTTGCGCTCATTCGCACCCAGCGCGCCGATAAGTTTCTCGTGGCGTTTCAGTGCCGACAGCACGCTTGCGCCGACCACCAGTACCGACGGGCGTACACCGCAGCCTGCGCGAACCGTTTCGCGGGCGGTTTCGATGTCTGCCAACGGATCAGAGTTTTTATCGCTCCATTTTTGGGTGGAGGCCAAATCTTTGCTGAAACCGGACTGATACGCCGCTGAGTTTTGCAGGAGGGCGGCAGTTTCGATTTCCTGACGCAGCTGCACGCCCTTGACCGCGCGGCGTGTTGCTTTGGCGCGCTCGTCGTACATGGATTCCGCTTGTTCGCGGTAATCCACACCGGCGGCCAAATCATGCTCTTCCAACACGACCGGCATAAAGCTTGGCGAGTCCAGCGTAATCACATTCGATGCCGCACCGACCGCACGTTCGGTCTGATACTCGACAAACGAACCCTTGCCGAACACCGGCACACGCACGCCTTCTTTTTCAGTAAACACCACCGGAAAGATTTTCTCGGCAATGAAATCCGCCTGCTTGTAGCCCAGTGCGAGATTGGTCAAAACCGGATCAAGCTGGCCGCGCAGACCGCGCAAATGAGATGCACTCATGTTTTATCCTTTTTTAGGTCAAATGCGACGACGTCGGCGCATTTGATGGGTTGATGATTTAAGCAATAGTACGGCGGGCAGCCTCTTCGTAAGGGATACCTTCCTTCGCCGCCAATGCCAATGCACGTTGGTGATGGCTCAAGGCTTCCGGGTCCGACGCTTCGGCAAAGTCTGCCGCCAATCCCGACGGCGTTTCGCCTTTAGCCATCTCGCCGCCCTGAATCTGCTTAGGCAGGACAGCGGTAAAAAACGCACGCAGCGCATCAGACAAAGGCTGCTTCTTACTGCCTTCACCGAAGTCGGCGGTTACGTCGGCGGGGTATTCAGCAAAATCCAAAACCTTGACGACCAAATCCTTGTCGGCAGGTTTCAGACGGCCTGTCTTGACCAAGCCTTCGGCATATTCGACATTCTGCTCATGCGCACCATCGCGCAGGGCGGTATGCTGCTCGTCTTGCAGCTTTTTCAATTCCGCCTTCGATTCGGCGGCCTCCTTCTCGGCAGCTTCGCGGGCGGCCTTTTCGGCTGCAAGCTCTTGTTCCAACGACATAGGGGTCTCCTTGTTTTCATGGTTTTCTGGGGGTGGGGGTGATTCGGTAAATTCGGCAGGCGCATAGGTTTGAGGCACGGCAGCCAATTCTTTAATTGCCTCAATTTGCCAGTCAGGCAATACTTTATCGGCTTCGTCCAGGCCGAAACGGCCGATAAACCAGTCTCTGAAACGGCTTAATAACGAGGCTGTCTGAAGATGTGCATCTTCGGCAAACTCAACATAAACTTCGCCCTCGGCAAAACTGATGGCAGACAAACCTTTGACGGCGGGCGGTTGCGCGCCCAAAAAGCCGACATGGCGCAGCGTCCAAATGCCCGGTTTGGGATTGTTCGGACTGGTTGGCGGATAAAAACTCGCCGACACTTTTTTATATCGTCCGGCTTTAACCAAATCCGCAAAGCCCTCATCGACTTGGGCAAAGTCCGCCGTTAGCACGCCGTTTTGCACACCAAGCGACTTGACCCAGCCGTAGGCGGGCGCATCTGCCTTGGGATGCCCGACCACAATAGGAGCCTCATGCACCTTCGGGTCATATGCTTGGGCAGCGGCGGCAAGGTCGGCCTCGGTAATCGTTACCGTATTGCCGTTTGCATCGGTGCGCGTGCCTGCGCGGAAAATTTCGTAAGACATAAAAAAGCCTCATCGGATGGATGAGGCTATTGTGGCAAAGGCCGTCTGAAACCGCTTTTAATGCGGCTTAAAGATTGGATTGCCAAAAGGCGTTAAAACCGCGTTTTTAGCGCGTTTACCTACTGGGATAGACAAACCCTTATCCAAGCCGATAAATGCGCTAAAAAAGCGGTCAGGACGAATCCTGACCGCTATCTTGAATAAATCGGGTAATCACACAAACAAATCTCCCTGATTTTTTGCCCGCTCCGCCATCCCGACCTCCTTGACGATGCGGTAGATGTGCTGAACGGTCAAATCATATCTGCGCGCAAGCTCCACATGATTCTTGCCGTTAAATTCCTTATAAATCTGCATATCGCGCTCCGATACTCTGCCCAAAAGGTTTTTGGGAAAATAAATCAACTGCCCGCCCCAGTTGCTGGTCAGATGATGAGACAGCTTTTTAGATACCTCGACCGCCTGCTGCCGCTCCATCGGCAATACCGACATCAAGCAGGCGACCGCCTGGTCTTCCAAGTCCGCCACCAGCTCAGGCACTCTGTTGTCCGCCATTTTCCACCCTCACTTTCCACTTCTTCAAATGCTCGATGACCCGTATTGCGTCATCAGTCCCTAACCATCCATGATAATCTATGCCCGTCATGCGTTTGACAAATCGAGCCAGGCTCAATTCGGACGGGCTTCGCACCGCGCCCAAATGGTGCAGCTCCAACCAAAGCGCGCGTATCTTTTTGACCTGCGCCTCCATCATGCAGTTGGGCATATGCACCGGCAAATCAGGCTTACTTGATGCCGCCTGCGCTTTTGTGGCAACCACAAAACCCCGCATCTTCATCGCCCGTACGGCAAGCTCCAACTCTTCGACCGATAACTTGGTACTGCTCGTCTTGCCGCATGACAGGTTGGCGAGCAGCGCGCGATATTCGCCGTCGTCCATCATCAACCGGGTTTTGGCCACATGGATGAGCCGTATCAACCGCTGTTTTTTCTGAGCACGGGTTTCCATTTTTTCTTCCCACAAACCTCAAAAAGTGAAACGTCGTTTCACTTTTTCTATTAAAATCAATGAATAATATCATTCTAACCTGAATTGAACCACTTGGCAAACATACGGAGCGGATAGAAAAAGGCCGCCTGAAACATTTCAGACGGCCTGTTTTAAAGAATGGTTTGTTTATCTGTTTACCGCTTCTTTCAAAGGTTTTCCGGCACGGAATTTAGGCGTTTTGGTGGCGGCAATCGTCAACGGCTCGCCGGTCTTCGGGTTACGGCCTTTGCGCTCGGCGGATTGGGCGACGTAAAACGTGCCGAATCCGACCAATGCGACCTCACCGCCTTTGGCCAGTTCCTGCTTGATTGCACCGATAACGGCATCCACCACTTTTGCCGCTTGCACTTGGCTCAGGTTGGCTTCGGCAACAACAGCTTGTATTAATTCAGATTTATTCACTTTTTGACTCCTGTTTAGGTTTAAATGCGGCAGACCGTGCCGCGCGGTTGGTTCATTGAATATTGACTACATCCATCTCCCTGCCGGTTATCTGCCGAATTTCACTCTTGAGGACAGCCAGGCAGATAAGACCTGCATTTTGGGCGATGCTGCCACCGTCTTCGTCATCCTTCGGCATCGGTTCGTCGGAGGTCAGCTTAATAAACAGGCCGCCCGGCTGATCGCTGATGAGGATGTTTACCGTCGCCATGTTCACACCTTCGCCACATCCAAATTCATCAACTGATACTCCCCATCCTCGCCGCGCCGGTACACCCGCACAAACGGCTTGCTGATATGCACCTGCAAACTGTCGGAGAGCGCATCCATCGCCCGTTGCCATTTTTCATCCGTGATTTGCAGGCGGCGCAGACCGAGGACGCGGGCGGTGCTGATGTTGCCTTCTTTGTCCACCTGGAAGGCCGCGTTAATCAGCGTTTTCAATTCCGTTCGGCTGCCTTCCGTCCATTCGTTGATGCACTCGTCAATCAGGGCTTTGGCGGCAATCAAACCTTCGTCGAATACCAGCGTGTCCTGCATGGCGAGGTTGACGCGGTACGCGCCGTCGAAGCTGTGCAGGCTGATATTGCCTTTCTTGCCACCGACAGATACGTCGTAGCGGTCGGCACTCAACTGCACAAACGCTGCGATATCGTCCATTGCCTCGCGTTTGAACGCCATCAGGTTATCCTCTACCGCGCGGGCTTTGGCGGCGATTTCCTGCACCAGCTCATCGCGCAGCAAGTCGATTTCTTTAATATTGGCCAGCGGCACGAGATTACCTTTGGCATCCTGTTTGTATTGGGTTTTATCAATGTTCATTTGTTTTCCTTTCATTTTGATTTTCGAAAATGCGTGGCCTCGGGGTATTTTCTAAAACCGACTTCAGGCATAAAATATTCATCATCCTCAACTTCTACTGCCTCCACGTTCTCGATGATCGTTCCATCAGGCAGCAATACATCACAAATCCACCCGATACACAGGCATTCCTCGTTTAGATTTTTCCAATCGTTCATTTCATTTATCTTTCTGCCTTTCGGCATAAATCCTTTTACATTCGTCCACCGACCGGTGCCTCGGCCCGTGTATCCAATCCCCGTTCATGCAGGGTGCGTTTTTCAATCTGCCGACCATCTTTTTCAGCTTGGCGGACTGCGCCTTGCCGTATTCCGTCGGCTGGTACTTCTTTTCCAGCCTCGGCACCATCCTGACTTCGGGCGGCGGCAGGTGTTTGATAAGGTCGGCAGGGTTTGGCCACTCCGACGAGGATGCCGCGATAGCCCTAAAGGCTGCCTGTATCCTGATACCGTCATGCTCCGGCTGCCACGACCGTCCGCCCAGTATACCCAACCAAAGTTCGGCGACTGCCGTCAAATCTGCCGAGGCAGGGCGGCCTTTGAGGTTCAGCGCGGCAAGCATGACAAACCCCTGCGCGATTTCCCGTTTCAGCCAGCTATTGTTTTCCCCCATTCGCCCACTCCATCAAATCGCCTAATCCGCTCCTCAATTTGGTACTTACCCCCTCTCCCGAGGGAGAGGGTTGGGGAGAGGGCAAAACCACCGTTCCCACCGTCTTTTCAGGCGACCAAAACGTGATGTTTTCCAACAAAAAACCGTGGCTGGTCAGCGGCGGCGTCAGCTTTCCCGCATCCCGTGCCTCAAGGCATCGCATTGCCGCCCAAATCCAAGCCTCGCGCGGGGCCGGGTATGTTTTGCGGTTACGGACGATTTCGCCCTCCCGTATCATCGGCGCAATCTCGCCGACGATCTTTGAAACCCGGTTAAAACTTAAATCCTTTTCGGCGGGGCGGAACAGCGTCAGATACCGCAATACCGCCTTAAAAAGGTCGTCTGAAATGCCGGTCAGCGCAATCAGGGCTTCGCGGGCATCGTCATGGGCGATTAAGACATCCAAGCTCATCACCGCGCCGCAGGTGGGGCAGCGTACTTTCATCTCGCCGCCTCCAAATCCTTACGGCTCAAACACCGCAATGCCGTCTGAACCACATCTTCAACCTCATCCGTCAGACAAGCCGACACATACATCATCACCAACCGCCCCGTTACCGTCGAGAGCGCGGCCGTCAGATGACCGCCTTTTTCCCGCCATACCGACACCTTGATTTTGCTGTAATCCCTGTTCATTTTCCTGCTCCAATAAACTCAGTCTTTTGCATCGCTGCCAAATCCTCATTAGTCGGCTCATACGGCAGATCGGGGTAAATCCCGTGTGCAATCGGCATTGCTTCTGCCGCATCCTGTTCGGTATCCGGTTCGGCCGCCATGCCGGATACCGGCACGGCAGGGGCTTTGTCGGGTACGCAGCTGGCGGCGGTAAAGAAGAGGACGATGGCCGCTGCCGCAACCAATAGCCGCCATAAGAAATTTTTCACCGCTTCCATCTCACACCCCCCGTACCACATCGCCGTCAACCATCTCAAAACCAAGCTCCGCCGCCTGATTCATCGCTGCCGCCACCAAGTTGTTGACCGCCAGCGGATAGAGCAGGCTGTTGGTTTCCAATCCCTTGCTCGTGCGGCTTTTGACTGTCAGACGCTCGGCAACCGCATCAATCGCGCTTTGGTCTAAAATCTTCGCCATGTCCGCATTGACGCGGGCAAATTTGTGCTTGAGATAGCCTTCGAGCTTGCCGTCGGTTAGCGGCAAGAGCGTAACCACTTCGCAGCGTTGCACCACCTCGCGCACCGCAGGATTGTTTTCGCTGAGTTTTTGCGCCAACTCCGTCTGACCGATTAAGACAATCCCGAGCAGGCGTTCAAACCCGTTTTTCAGCTCAAAAAAGCGTTTCAAGTGTTTCAAGGTCGGCAGCGGCAGACCGTGCGCCTCCTCAATCAAGAGCAGGTGTTTGTTGCCCGCTTTCGCGCTTTCCGACAAAGCGCGGTGGATTTGGCGAAAACGTGCTTCCGGGCTGCGTTTAGGGCTGGCTCCCGGCGACACCGCCTCCAAAATGGCCTCGGCAATATGTACTGCCTTAAGCGTTTTGCCTTTTTGGTCGTTGTCCTCCATCGCCAAGACATAAGGCTCGATCAGGATGATTTGTCGGCCTTCGCGGTTGATGCGGTCTTGCAGGTCTTCTCGCAGTGTGGATTTACCCGCGCCGCTTTTGCCGACCACCGCCACAAAACCGCCGTGGCAGGCCGTCTGAAACATCGCCTCTCTCACATAGCGCACATCCGGCGTCATATACACATCGTCCGCAGACTGGATTTCGTCATTAAACGGGTCGCGGAATAGGCTAAAATGTTGTTTTGCCGCTTGGTTTAAAGTTGCTTTTCGTAGTAACATCTCATTGTCCTTGTCTTCATAAGTTGCTTGGGCAGGTGCGGCTTCCGGCTCGTTTCTCAGGCTCGCTGGGATTTCCGCACCATTCGTTTCAAAAAATTGTTTCAATTTCCTTCGCAGCTCGGCTGCGTTTTTTTTCGGCCATTGCCCGTGATTGACTACCGCCACCAGCATCGGCTTGCTGCATCCGATTTCGGCTGCGGCGGCGGCATAGGATTTGCCGATTTGCTTAAAGGTCTGTTTCATGCTTTCCCTTTTTTCAAATGCGACGACGTCGTCGCATTTGCCTAACCGGTTTTATGCAGCTTCAGACGACCCATCGTCTTCAGCCTGTCGTAAACCTCGTCCAATTTGCTCTCGACCACGCCTTCCGGGTAGTGTTTGAGGATGACCGCCATCGCCTGTTTCCAGTCGCCGCCGTCTGCCTCGACGCGGGGTTTTAAGCGTTTGGCGATTTCGACCTTGCTCAATACCTGCTCAGAGACCTCCATCCGGTTGTACGCCATCTGCTGTCCCTGTTTGGGCATAAAGAGCGTATTTCGCGCGGCAAGCGTATCTTCCTGATGTTTGTACGGGTCGATTTCGCCGCCGAATGGGACTGCTTTGCCTTTGCGTTTGGCGGCTGCCGCCTCCAGCGTTTCCGCACCCATCGCCAGCTTGTCCAGCTCTTTTCGATGCTGCTGCGCGTCCGTATCGGTAGGGGCTTTGTATTCCGCCCCGATGACCGCGGCGTCAGCCCTGAAGCCCATCTCGTCAAAAACTACTTCGGGTACGGATACCCAAACCTCGTTACCCTCCGCGTCATAAGTGGCGACCCGCGCCCCGTTTACCTCCCAAGGATTCTTACCGACCAAAACCTTCTGACCGACCAAAATCCCCTGGATGCCTTTCACGCTATATACCCGTCCGCCGAAGCGGATTTCCAAATCCGCCGAGACTTTCGCCTCTTTCGGCGCGCTGATGGCAAGCTCTCGGCAATAATCCGCAGGCGGCGGCAGGATGAGCTGCTCGGGTTTGATTTTGTTCCAGGCCTGATAGCGGGTCATGCCGTGGCGGCTGTGCTTTTGCGTACCGTTGTAGTAACGCATCCATCGTGCCGATAAAGCATTGAGCTGGTCGATGTCGTGTACCTCGGTAAAGCGCAACCCGCTCTCAAATGCCGTCTCGACAATATCGTTGGCTTTTTCCACTTGCCCTTTGGCACGCGGATTGCCCGGCTTGTTGATTTGCACATGCACATCCAACGACTTGCACAAATTTTTAAACGCCGCCGAAGTATTCGCGCTGCTCGGGTCAAGCATGACCATGCGCGGTACGCCGCGAAACGGGTCTTTTAGCGAGTCTGCCTTTTGCTGCATCATGTAGATGAAAAAGTCGCAGAGGTTCGCGCTGGTCTCGCCGCCGAAGTAATAACGCACCGCAATCGTGCCGGAAGCATGGTCTGTCCCCGTGTACCGCCAGACGCGGTCGTTTTCGATTTTGACGACGTTTTTCGGCTTGTTTTTATAAAACTCCTCTTCCTTCATGACCCGCAGCCCCGTATCCTTGCTCTGACGGGGCAGGTAATACAAAACGCACAAACTCGGGTCGATTTGCCAACAATGGTTCGGATGCTCTGATTTCATTCGGCTGACCGGTTCGGGCTGGAGCAGTTGGTCAGGATGCAGCTTGTACTCTCGTAAGGCCCGGGTAATGGTGTTTTCAGAAAGCGGCATGACTTCCCCGGTTTCCTCATCAATCCGCGCCGCCTCGATTTTTCCGTTGGCGCGCAGCATTTCCACTGCCTGCCGCACCGACATCAATCGCTTGCCGTTGCGCCTCATCGCCTCCACCAAAACCGCCGAAATCAATTTGGCTTCTTCCGGCTTCAGCTCCGTCTTGCCCGCATCGCTACGCCGTTTGCGCGTTGGCTTGACGCTGACTGCCTCCAGCTTGCGGTATAGCGTGGCAAGGCTGATGCCCAATTCCTGCGCCTGCTGCTTAAGATATGCAGAGCGTGCTCCGCGTCCCATTGCTTCCGCCTGATTCTCGACTGCCTTAAGACGCTCAATCATTGCCGGATTCATCGCCTTCTCCCGTTTCACCGCCCAACCATTCCGGCACATTGTCTGTCGGTGCTTCGGTCGGTAGGGCATAGCTTTCGCGCAGTTGCTCGCAGTCCAAAATAATTTGATTGAGCGTGCCGACCATCTTCGCGCGGTGATCAAATCCATGCGCCTCGCCGTGAGCCGCCATCTGTTCGAACATCTCGCGCAATCGGCTGATTTGCGAGCGGATACCGACTTCCAAGCTGCCAAGCTGCATCGTCAGCTCGATGCCCACATCCGCAGGTTTAGGCTCTTTGACACCCGTCTGCTTTTTCGACAGCTTTTCTGCCAGCTCATCGACCTTTTTATTTTTATCGGCAATTACCTTATCTTTCGCTTCCGCCGTTTCGCGGCTTTCGCGCAGGGCGACGCGCAGCTCCTTGACCGTCATACGGTCAACATCGTCAAAAGTGTTGCCGTTGACCTCACCGCCTTCGGCAAGCTCCAACAAAGTGTCGTCGTCTTCAACCAGCAGCTCGAGCAGTTTGGATTTGCCCAACGTCATCAGCTTATGCTGCACCTGTTTCATTTTCGGGTCGATAAATCGGAGGGTGGCATTCATCAATCTTTGAGATTCCCGCCGTCCGAGACCGAATTCTTTTTCAGCGATTTCGGCAAAACGCCCATGCGGCGTATGCTCTTTGATGATGATCAGCGCGCGCCCCAGCTCAAACATCCCTTCCATTGTTTGGCGTACCGCGAATCGTCCTCGCTCAATCCATACCGTCTCGTTGTAGGCCTCGCCGTTCGAAAACTTGTCCATAACCTCCATGCTGTGGATAGCCAGTTCGTTTGCCGTTGCGCCGACCGTATGTCCTAAAATTTCTGTTGCCATTTCTTTTGCTCCTCAAATGCGACGACGTCGTCGCATTTAGTAAATTCGGTTTTCCAATTCTTGCAAGCGCGCATTTAACCGCTCTTGCTGTTTTCTAAATCGCTCTGCAATTTGCAGGGTTTTGATGCCGTAGGCGTAGTTTCCGTTATCCAACTTGACCACCAACCCAGAAGCAATCAAATCATCGAGATCCCTACTGATTTGTGTTGGTGTCATCCCCAGCCCAACCGATAAATCTTTATTACTCAGGCCGATAATTGGATGTTCATCAAGCGCGATAAAGACCCTCAATAGTCGTTGTACCCTTTTACTTTCTGCCATATCGACTCCTACGCTGCGTCTTGTTTGGACTTAAGCCCGAGTTCCAGCGCGATTTGATGCGCCTTCCCCCGATTTGCCTTGACGGTTCCGTTCAGAATGCGGGACACGTACGTCGGGTCATAGCCACGCGCCATGCACCAATCCTTCATCGTTTCGCCGCGCTCTCGGAAACCTGCTTTTATTTTTTCTGCTTTCACGGAATATCTCCTGTTTGGTTCTCGTGTTAAAATCCTGATTGTTTAAATCTTTAAACAATCTTGTATCAAACTTGATGCAAGTATAATAGGAATATTTCTAGCTAGAAAGATTATTTCTAGTTTATTTTTAAGGATTAATTCTATGAGTTTGATTTTTACTGGAAATATTCGTGAACTTCTTGCGAAAGAAGAGCTGACTATCGCCGAATTTGCCGATTTGATAGATGAAAAAGTATCTAGGGTAAATGATGTTTTAAGCGGAAAACAGCGTCCACCATTTGATATGGTGGAAAAAATATTGAGCAAATTTGATGTTGATGCAAACTGGCTGATTTCTGGAAAAAAGAACAGTAAAAGGAATATTTCTAGTTTGACGGCATTATCTGACGACTACGCCTATATCCCCATGTTTGATGTCGAGGTCTCCGCGGGCAATGGCACGACCGCCTACGGCGTAACCGACCCCGCCAATCATTTGGCGTTCCGTCGAGACTGGCTGCTCCAACGCGGCCTGCATGAGCAAGACCTCAACATCGTTACAGCCAAAGGAGACAGCATGGAGCCGACCATCAGCAGCAAAGACACGCTGCTGGTTGATACCTCCAAAACCAATCCGCGCGACGGTCAGATTTACGTTATCCGCAGCGGTGACGTGTTATGGGTAAAGCGTGTCCAACGCCAAATCGACGGCAGCCTGCTTTTAATCTCCGACAACTCGACCTATCCGCCCATGCCGCTGATGTTGTCAGACCATCCGGACATACAGGTTATCGGGCAAGTGGTTCAGATTTCAAAAGACCTGAACTAGCCACAATCAAAAAGGGAAATAGAATGAAAATACTCGCTTTATTAATTGCCGCTACCTGTGCTTTATCTGCGTGTAGCGGCCAATCTGAAGAGCAATCGGCACCTGCCCAGCCTCAAGAGCAAGTTCAATCCGAATTGAAAACCATGTCGGCAAGCTATGCCGAATATCAAGCAGCAGCCAATAAAGGGCTTGCCGACCAAAAAACCGGGCTATCCCTGCCTGAACATGTATCCCCAACCGATAATGCAGAAGGGAAGAATCTGCTGCATGACTTTTCAGACGGCCTCACATTAACCGTTGATACCGATAAAGCCGACAAAATTACTGCCGTCCGAGTAGTCTGGAACACAGAGGCGTCGTCTGAAAAAACAGACAAACTGGCCAAAGCCGCTGCCGCCCTGATTGCGGCAACCGCTCCGGAAGATCACACCCTGTTACGTGACACTAATGAGCAAATCAAAATAGCGATTGATAACCATAATGCGAAAAAAGACCCAACCCGTGAATGGGCGCGTGGTGGGATTGCTTATGAAGTCACTGTTACCAATTTACCGAGCGTGGTTTTGACGGCGAAACCTGAGTAACCTGCATTACAGTCACAGACTGTTTGATCATCCGATAATGATGTGCCCCAAACTTGTCTTTAATAGAAAGCAATTCTCTCAAAATCAGTTTTATCCTCCTTAAAAGATTAGTTACTTCAGAGTGCAGCCTGCATGTAGAAGACCTGAAAAATATAGGGAAAAACGGAGTATTCAAAATGGAACAGTCCAATTTAAACCTTGATAAACAATCTGAAACTGAAACGTTCACCATTTCGTATAATTCTGCTGATGCCGATTTACAGAACCATCGGCTAAATGCAGGAGATTTAGCAACAGCCATTAAAGAAATGAATGACTTATTGGTAAAATCTGATAAGGTCTTAAATGGGAAAAAACGAAGTTTTGAAGTATTTGTAGAAGCGCCTGCAAAAGAGGGATCACTCGGCGTTCAATTTTTAGTAGAAATGTTGAATCCTGAGAATGCTATGCCAGTTTTAGCCGCCGTTGGTGTGGTAGGAGGACTAGTAAAAACAACATTTGATGTTGCTCGTGAAATGAATGGGCATACTTATCTTGATATTGAAACATGCGAAGATTCAGATGATGCCACAATTAAATTGGATGGGAAGACTATTACCAGCCATGAGGATGTAGCGGTTTTGATATCCTATCCGGAAATCAGGGAATCCATTAAAAAGATTGTGACTGTACCTTTAGAAAACCATGAACAACCGGAATTTAAAATTTTTAAATCTACTTCTACTGATACCGAAACCAGTGAAGCAAAAATCGAAACCGTCTCATTTGATGAAAAAGCAATCAAAGCAATTAGTCAGCTGAATACTCAGAATAAAGACCCTCAGATAGTTACCTTGAAAGCAGTCATCACTTTCGTCAAAATTAATTTTACGGGCAAGAAAGGCTGGAAAATTAAATTAGACGGGAAAGAAGTCCCTGTAGAAATCAAAGACGACAATTTTTTTCTCCGAATTAAAAAGGCTACTCTTTCTTTTAAAGATGGAGATGAATACAATGCCGTATTGGAGCGTACATCACGATTTGATGGTAAAACCAATCAGGAAAAATTCAGTTATGCACTGATTAGCGCCAAGAAAAAGCGTAAACCTAAAAAATAATTTGTATAGGAATGAGAATGGCTGTTGTAGATTTTGTTTACAACAATCTGCTTTGGATAGGGATAATTTTGCTTATCCCCGTTTTCTCATGTCTAATGAAAATCGTATTTTTCGAACTTTTCCTCTTCTTCAAACCTACCCATAAACTTACCATTCGACATTTCCATGAAGGCGAATTAAAAGACGAAATCACAATAGACCTCAATGCTAATGAACCACTTGTCAGACAAATCAAGCGTATAAAACAGGGGGCAAAATGAATTCTGAAACAAATAACGTTGCCTCAGTACCAATGAATTCTGAAACAAATAACGTTGTCTCAGTACCTAAGAGTCAATATGCCGTTACAGCAGGTTGTTCCACACTAGTTATTTGGGGCATAAATAATTTCTTGCCTTCCAATCTAGCAGAAAAATCAATTGTTATCGCCCCTGTTTTGGGTTCAATCATTGCATATTTTGTTTCTCTTGCCATTGCACAATGGGGATATACCCCAGAAGAAATTAAAATACGAAGAAAGTTGAAAACAGATAAAAAGAGTTTGGAGAAACTGTTGGATGCTGCCAAAAAATATCCTCACCGTTATGAAGAGCCCTATATCAAACAATTAAAACAAGAATTACAAGAAACCAATCTGGAATTGACTCGGGTTGGGCGAAATTCTTTAGAGCAAAATAATACAGACAAGTAATTTTAACCCCCTTTAAAAGCCCATTCAGACGACCTTTCCTAAAATCCCTGTATTGATTTCAACCTCAATACAGGGATTTTCCATGTCAGACAAATTCAACCAATTCATCAACCGCGTCCTCTCTCACGAGGGCGGTTACGTCAATCATCCCAAAGACCCCGGCGGCGAAACCAACTGGGGTATCACCAAGCGTACCGCAATGGCAAACGGCTTTAACGGTTCCATGCGTGCCATGACCCGCGAACAGGCTATCGGTATTTACCGAAAGGCGTTTTGGGAGCGTTACCACGCCGACCAAATGCCCGAAGCGGTCGCTTTCCAATTTTTTGATGCCTGCGTCAACCACGGTTACGGCAATGCCGCCCGTATGCTCCAACGCGCCGCAGGCGTGCCGGACGACGGCATCATCGGCGAAATCAGTCTCAAAGCCATCAATTCCCTCCCCGAAAACGACCTTTTATTGCGGTTCAACGCCGAGCGTCTGGTCTTTTATACCAAGCTCGGTACGTTCACGTCTTTCGGTAAAGGTTGGGTCCGCCGCGTCGCGCAAAACCTGATCCACGCATCAGCGGACAACATTGATTAAAAAAGGAGCAATCATGTCAAAAAAGTCTTTACTCGCCCTAATGGCCGCCGTGATGTCTCCCAGTTTCAGCGTCGATCTGGGCATTCGTTCAGCTATACCTTCTCAGGGATGCCGGACGATGCCTCACCGTCCAAGCGGGGTGGCGGCAGCGAAACGCGCCGCGAAGAAAAACCGTCAAAAATGACCGGCTTTTTCCGATGGCTGGGCGGCTTAGTCTCCAATCCCGCAACCGGAAAAATCAGCCATACCAAATTATGGGCAAACGTTGCCGCCGCAGCGATGACCTATAAATTCTCGCTCTCGCCAGATGCCCCCGAATGGCTTTGGTGGGCATACGGAGCAATGGTCGGAGGGTATGCATTAATCAAACGCGGCATTGCCGCCGTACCGCAGTTGGCGGAAATCAAAAAATCCACGAATCCCGAAGAATGGAGCGGCAATGATTGATTTTTTGTACAAAAACAAAACGGCATTGGCATGGCGTGCATTGATTGTGTTAGGCATCTGGCTAAACGGCTATCACTATGCCGCCGACAAAGCCGATGCCAAGCAAACCGCCCTGATTACCGCCTACCAAAACTCGTCAATGGCGGCAGCCAAACAATACGCCGACGAGCTTAAAAAAGCGCAAGCGGAAACGAAGCGTTGGCATGACTTCGCGCAGCGTCAAAGCATCGAGCTAGCATCCGCCCTGAGCGAGCTGGATAAAACCAAAAACACCTTACAGGAGCAAACGCATGACGCGATTCAAAAAGACGGCAATGGTTTTAACGGTATCGGTTCTAACAGCCTGCACCTCTACAACCGTGCCTTCGGATACCCCGATTAAAACCGTACCGACAGTGGATTTGCCGCCTGTATCTACCGGGCTGCTGGTCAAATACGAACGCCCCGAGCGTCCGACCGGCGGCTCACCCGAACAACTCTTAAACCATGCCGTACGTTACGGTGAATACTGCCAAAAGTTGGAAGTCCAAGTCTCCGGGTGGCAGGACTGGTACACGAAAGGCCGTCTGAAAAATGACTGATTTTGCCGACCGCGCATCAGAGCGTGAAGCCATATTTTTGGAAGAGTCCCTGGCGAAACATCAAATCATGCCGGAACGTGCCGACAGCCTGAGCCATTGCGAAGATTGCGGCAGCCCGATACCGGACGCAAGGCGAAAAGCAGTCAAAGGCTGCACCCGCTGCATCGTTTGCCAAGAATATTTCGAACACGGATGGCCTTAAAAATGGAAAAAACCTTTATACACATCGAATTTTGGCAGTTGGTCGGATTTCTTCTCTCCTTCCTCGGCATCTGTTTTACCTTCGGCAAAATGCTGCTGGCGCAATTCCGCGAGCAGCAGGACGAACGCCAAAAACAGCAGGAACGCCTGCAAGGCAAAGTAGAAATCATGGAAAACAAACTGGCGGAATTCAACGCCGGCCTGCCGCTCACATACGTCCTGCGCGAAGACTACATCCGCAATCAAGTCGTCCTCGAAGCCAAACTCGACAACGTCGCCGAGAAACTCACTGAAATCTACAAAATGGAAAGCGTAAAAAAATGATTAGCTAGGAACTGATCGCCAAACAACGGCGCGAAGGTATGCGTTGGAACATTATCAACACCCTTAATAAAGCCCGACCGCACACGACAAGCGAAACCTTCTTGTTGGACATCATGAACGCGATTTACCCGCAGACCACCGCCACCGAACTGCGCCAGCAGCTCGACTACCTTGCCGACCGCAAAATGGTCGAACTGAATAAAGCACCGCACGGCTTGTGGTTTGCCGACCTGACCAGTTTGGGTGTCGATATTGCCGAATACACAGTCGAGTGCCGTGCCGGTATCGCCCGCCCCGAAAAAGTGTGGAGCTGATATGGCAAAACGCAGCGTCATCGACCAGCTCCCTGAAGCCGTCCGACACGAGTTTGAGCGCAAGCTCGTCGAAAACGGCTTCGCCGACTACCAGGCATTATCCGAATGGTTGCAGCAGCAGGGTTACGAAATCAGCCGCTCCGCCGCCCATCGGTACGGCCAAAAAGTACAGCGTCGGTTTGCCGCCATCAAAAACAGCACCGAAGCGGCACGCCTGATTGCCGAAGGCGCGGCAGACGAAGGGGATACTCGCTCCGAAGCCTTGATGGCGATGTTGCAGACAGAGTTGTTTGAGGCATTGGTGCAGATTGGCGAGATGCCCGAAGACGAGTTAAACGCGCTTGACCGTTTCGGGATTATGAGCGAGGGCGCGCGCAAAATCAGCGGGCTGATTACCGCCGGTACGCGCCTGAAGGAATATCAGGCAAAAGTTAAAGCCAAAGTCGAAGCCGCCGCCGAAAACGTGGCCAAGCAGGCAAAAAAAGGCGGGCTGTCCGACGCGGCTGCCGAAGCCATCCGCAAACAGATTTTAGGTATCGCATCATGACGACCAAAACCGAAGACCGCACGCCATCGGCATTGCTGCCTTACCAGCAGCGTTGGTGCGCCGATAACTCTCCCGTCAAACTCTGCGAAAAATCCCGACGCATCGGTCTGAGCTGGGGCGAGGCTGCCGATACCGCCTTACTTGCCGCCTCATCGGGCGGCATGGACGCATGGTACATAGGCTACAACAAAGACATGGCTTTGGAGTTTATCCGCGATTGTGCCAACTGGGCGAAATTCTACGGTTTGGCGGCAGGCGAAATCGAAGAGACTGAAGAGGTGTTCGTCGAGGGTGACGACAAAAAATCCGTCCTCGCCTTCGTCATCCGTTTCGCGTCCGGCTGGCGCGTTACCGCCTTATCCAGCCGCCCCTCAAACCTTCGCGGTAAGCAGGGGCGCGTCATCATCGATGAAGCGGCGTTCCACGATCAGCTCGGAGAGCTGCTCAAAGCGGCAATGGCATTGCTGATGTGGGGCGGGCAAGTACACATCATCTCTACCCATGACGGTGTGGACAATCCGTTCAACGAGCTGATTACCGACATCCGTGCGGGCAAAAAGCCGTACTCCATCCACCGCATTACTTTCGACGAGGCCGTTTCAGACGGCCTCTACCGCCGCATCTGCCTGCGTTTGGGTAAAGAGTGGACGAAAGAGGGAGAGGAGACATGGTGCAAAGAGATTCGTGATTTCTACGGCGACGATGCATCCGAAGAGTTGGACTGCATCCCTAAAAACGGCGGCGGCAAATGGCTCAACCGAGCCTTGATTGAGAGCCGTATGAGTCCTTATACGCCGGTTATCAGATACGACCAAAGCGATGAGTTCGGCCTCTTGCCCGAGCCGCGCCGCGCCGCCGAAGTGGCGGACTGGATAGCCGACACCCTGCAACCGCTGCTCGACGGTTTGGATAAAACCCGGGTTTCCTTTGTGGGTGAAGACTTTGCCCGCAGCGGAGACCGTACCGTCATCGTCCCTTTATTGCAGCAGCCTAATTTAAGCCTTAAGCCGCCGTTCGTGTTGGAGTTGGGCAATATGCCGTTTGCCCAACAAGAGCAAATTATGAAACACCTGTTGCACGGCTTACCCAATCTGCGCGGAGCGGCATTGGACGCGCGCGGCAACGGTCAGTCAATAGCCGAAGCCATGCGCGACGAATTTGGCGCGGAGGTATGCGAGTCGGTCATGCTCTCGGAAAACTGGTACCGCACCCATACCGCTCCGTTCAAAGCCGCCCTCGAAGACGGCACGTTGGACGCAATCCCCAAAGACGAAGACATCCTGGCCGACCTGCGTGCCTTCGAGCTGGTCAGAGGCGTGCCGCGCATCCCCGACGTACGTACTAAAGGTCAAGACGGCAAAAAACGCCACGGCGACGCGGCGATTGCCTTTGTTCTTGCCCATTACGCCAGCCGCGAGCTGAATACCGGACCGATACGCGTAGCCAGCCGCCGAATCCGCCGAAAAAGCGCATTAACCAAAGGTTATTAAGGTATTTAAAGAGTACATATCATGCCCAAACCCCACCTCAAACTCAAAACCAGTCAAGGCATCATGACCTTCAAGCCGCAGGATTTATCTGCCCATCTCGCCGTTTCCCGCCAGTTTTTCAGCGGTTTTAACGGCTGGCTGCCTAATCCCGACCCCGTTTTGCGCAAAATGGGCAGGCAAATCTCCGTTTACCGCGAGCTGATGCGCGACCCCTTGGTCGGCTCGTTGGTACGCCGCCGAAAAGCCGCCGTCGCACGCCTCGAATGGCGGCTTGAGGGCGAAGATACGCCCCAAAATGTCCGGGATTTTATTGATAGCTGGCTGGCTGAAACCGATGTTTACCACCTGATTAAAGACGTTTTAAACGCCGTTTTTTACGGCTATCAACCCATCGAGCTGATTTGGCGTACCGATTCTGCATGGCTGCCTGACAAAATCATCGCCAAGCCGCAAGAGTGGTTCGCCTTCAACGACGAAGGCGAGTTGCGTTACATCCAAAACGGGCTGACCGATACCGTTCCTCCGCCTTATAAGTTTCTTTGCCCGACGCATGAGGCAGATTATTTAAACCCCTACGGTTTGGGCGATTTGGGCTTGGTTTTTTGGCTGGTCACCTTCAAACGCGGCGGCCTTAAATTCTGGATGCAATTCACCGAAAAGTACGGCGCGCCTTGGCTGATTGGTAAAGAGCCGCGTTCCAATACCCCGCAAGATACCGACAAACTGTTAGACGCGCTCGAAGCCCTGATCGGCAACAGCGTCGGCACCATCCCCAACGACTCCAGTGTCGAAATCCACGAGGCAAGCGGCAAGGCATCATCTATTGATGCCTACGACAAGCTCATCCGTTATTGCCGCTCCGAAATCAGCATTGCGCTGCTCGGACAAGACCAAACCACCGAAAAAGACAGTACCCACGCCAGCGCGACCGCAGGCTTGGAAGTAACGGACGACATCCGCGACAGCGACAAACGAATCGTGGAGACAACGTTCAATCAGTTGATAGAGTGGGTGGTAGAGATAAATTTCGGAGACGTTGCCCGCCCGAAATTCGTGCTGTTCGAAAATGAAGAAAGCGGCACCAGAGAGCGTGCCGAACGGGATAAGATGATGGTGGATGCCGGTGCCAAGTTCACCAACCAATACTGGCAGCGCACATACGGTTTGAGAGAGGGCGATTTGGTTGAGGATGTTCAAGCAACCCCGGAGGCAAAAGCTGCCGACTTCACCGAGGGCGATTTGACGGATGCTGGTTTGGTCATCGACGGACTCGCCCCCGACACAGGCCGTCTGAATGAACAGGGCGAACGGCTGACTGCCGTCCTAGTGTCCGAATTAAGGCAGGGCGAAACCGCCGAAAATCTGCTCGACCGTCTGACCGCCGCCTATCCGAACATGGACGATACCGCCTTGCAAAACGAGTTGGCACGCCTGATTTTCCTTTCCGACTTGGTCGGCAGGATTGAAGTGGTACAGGAGCTTAAATCATGAACCCAGAAGATATTAAAGCCGTCTTCGGCATGAAACCCGAAGCCGCCGTCGCCTATCTCAAGCAAAAAGGCATTGCCGTATCTTGGGATTGGCAGGATATGTTGGACGATGCGCACGCCACTGCCTTTACGGTGGCCAAAACTGCCAAAATGGATGTGCTCTCCGACATCTATTCCGCCGTTGTCGATGCCGCCGAACAAGGCCGGACGATGGAAGAATTCAGCAGCGAACTCGCCCCCGTCTTGCAACGCAAAGGCTGGTGGGGCAGGCAGGAAGTTAAAAATCCCGAAGGGGAAACCCAAAGCGTACAGCTCGGCAGCCCCCACCGCCTGAAAACCATCTATCTGACCAATATGCAGTCAGCCTACATGGCGGGTCGCTACGCCGAAATGATGGATTCCATCGACACGCACCCTTATTGGCAGTATGTTGCCATCAACGACAGCCGCACCCGCGAAACCCACCGTATGTTACACGGTCGCGTCTATGCAGCCGATGACCCGGTGTGGGACAGCCTGTATCCGCCCTTGGATTATCGCTGCCGCTGCCGGGTTCGCCCTCTGTCGCGCGGTATGGGTGAGAGCCGCGTTCAAGCCAGACCAACTCTTGAGTCCGTCACCGTCGATATAGGCTCAAACCCTTATACCGGAGAGGCACGCTATGCCCGGCGCACCGGCATCCGCGTAAATAATAAATTCATCGCCCCAAACGCAGGCTTCAATGCCAACCAAGGCAAATCCATGCTGTCCCGCATGGCGCAAATCGCCGTGGAAAAGGCGCAGGCAACCCATCCGGATATCGCCCGGATTGCCATCAAAACCATGATGGCTAACCAGAAATTCAAAAACGCCCTAACCCCCGAATCGTTGGCATGGGTGCATGAATTATTGAGGGGCTGACCATGCTTGAAATTAAATTAGACGCAGACCGGCTCGACCACGGCTTGAGTACGCTGCTCAAAAACGCCACCGACACCCGCACCATGATGCGGGGCATCGCCACCGAATTGCTGTCCATGACCGAGGATAACTTCGAATCAGAAGGTTGGGGCGGACAGCGGTGGAAACAAAGCCGTCGCGCCGCAGACGAAGGAGGCAAAACCCTGCAAAAAAGCGGGCAACTTGCCGCCAGCCTGACCACACAGGTCGGCAGCAACTATGCCCGCATCGGCAGCAACAAAAAATACGCCGCCATCCACCACCTCGGCGGTCAAGCAGGCCGCGGCCACAAAACCAACCTCCCAGCACGCCCCTATCTCCCCATCAACGGCAACAACCAACTCCAACCCGATGCCGAACGCAGAATCCTCGACATCGCCATCGCCGCCCTCAAAAAAGGACTCTGACAATAAAAAAACGGACGATAAAATGTCGCCCGTTTCTTGTTGCACTATTTGCAACTCCATTTCACTTTTTCTATCCCGAGCCATCCTCCATCATCCCACTTCTTCCCATTTATCTCATCATTCCTATATATTTATCTCATTGGGTTTCAGCAGGATGAGGCGGGTTAATTTCTTGATTAAATGGCTTGTCGGACATATGCCAATCACCACTATAGCGGATGATAGACCCGTCTTTTTGTAATACATCAACATAATCATAATGGGCACGGGAAAAATATGGCAAAAAGCTGGCAACATACTCCTCTCGCTCGAATTCACTCTCCACCGCCGCATCCTCCCACATCTGGTCTTTCCGCGGGTTGTAGAAGCTGTCTTGATATTTCTCGTCATCCCCGCGCACCTTCAGCAGCAGGATGCCGTCCACATTGTCTGCGGTGCGGTAAATCTTCTCGCCGGCGTTTTGGCACAGCTGGTCGAAGCGGGCTTTGGCGGGATCGTAGCGTTTGCGCCATGCGGCTTCTTCCGCTTCGGCTTCCCGCCTCTCCTGCATTTTTTCTACCTGCCCTGCCGCATAAAGCAGCCCGGCTACAGCCAGCCCGGGCAGAAATATTAACTGCGTGTTTTTATTAAATAGTTTGGGGTTTATCTGATAACAGGCAAAACTTACGGCCACGATCAGAAATATTATCCCGCCCCAATGAAACAGGTTATAGATGAAGAGAACATCGCGTGTGGTAATCATGAAGTATGCTGTCCTTTGCTTATTTGGCCGGGTTTTGAATCGGTCTGCCTATAGGGCTACCTGAAAAGTTTTCGGCATGTGTGGGAGGGGCTTTCTGATTGCAGGCTTGGCTTTTAAGTTTTCGCTTCGCTGAAGTTTCTTAGTTTTCAGGTAGCCTTTCGGTAGGCACTTTTCCCTTCTTGAGGCCACCTGAAAACCTTTCCTTTGCTCTTTACCAATCTTCACCGCCTGTTTTCAGGCAGCCTCTTCCGCATCCGTACCCGTCAAACAAAAACACCGCTGTGCGCAGCATGAAGGCCATGCTGGCGGCAGCGGTGTTGCTGTTGCTGTTGGTGCGTCGGTACGGCGTGTTCGCGGGGGAATCCATTTGGGCTCCGGATCGGGTCGTATCGGTATCGTTTATGTGCGGCAT